CAAAATTTACATTCGCTACAAACGCATCACTTGCTGCTACAGACTCAGAAACTTCGCCACCAATTGCTGCAAGAATACTATCCGTAGAATCTGTTGCCGTTGCCGTTTCCGTCAAACTTGGATTAAACGTGTTTGCGTCGGAAATATCTACGTCTGTACCCGTTACTGATTCGTTAATTAAACTCGCAAATTCCTGCTGTGCTGCATCTGAATCTGTTGCCGTTGCGGTTTCACTAGCCGAGCGGTCATATACTGACATACCCCAACCAGCTTGACCCCAAGTGCCAGAACTCCAGCCGCCCTCAGCCATATTAGCCTGCCAAAGACAAGGTGTAAGTCACGTTTAAAATATCGCTTGAAGCAACCGAACGATCTCCGGGTGCGCTAAAGTCTGCTGCCGAATACAAGGTTCCCGTTGTTCCGCCTTTGGTGCTATTGCTTACTAAGAACGCACCACCTACGGTAGAAGTAGCATTGATGGTAAACGAGGCAGGAGACGCTGAGTTTGTAGCCACTGAGGGGTTAGCCGTGGTAGGAGTGCCAAACGTGCATACAGGGCGTGTAGCGTTGCTGTAGCCCGTGTTTTCAGTCCACCCTGCATGAGAAGACATAGTGTCACTTGCGGCAGGGGTGTTCGACGCACCAGCACCGTAAAGCCCGATAAACCAAGCGGCTGTGTAAGCACTGCCTGTGAAATACTTGGCATTCATGTCTTGCAAGCCAACGTTGACTACGAGGTTCTTTGACGTTGCTTCCCACTTCAGGTTTCCCTGTGCGTCAAAGCATTGGATCGTGTAAACGCCCGTGGCTGCGGCTTTTTCACCAGAGTGTGTACCCATGACGAGTCCTGCTGTCATTTGGTCTGTAGAAGTTGTTTTATCGTTTAACATTTTTGATCCTTACGCAAGCCTAATAATGGCGGTAGTACTACTAGCAGCGGGAAATTCAACAGTAAATGTTGTTGTAGAAGTCTTGTTAGAGCCAAAGTCTAATACGCAGATACTTGACCCGCCAACCTTATAAATTAATGCACCACGGGCAGTTAAAGCAGATGTCCATGACACATTGGCAAAAGACAAGAAAGACGTTGTGCCATCGTAGTTAACTGTAGGCGTTAAAATTTCCCCGCCAGCCGTATATCCAGATGCAACCACTTCGTTGTCTGTTGTGTACGCCGTTGTTGATGCATCAAAAGAAGCTGCGTTGTCATACAAAGCAATCTTATACACATCCGTTGTTGGCGTAGCAAAGTCAAAACTTGCGCCAAGCAAACCCAATTTAAAGCTAGTACAAAGAAAATTTCCAGTAAATGGCATTATTTCACCGGTAACCGTAATTGACCAGAACGATAAGCATCACGACGTAGCTTGCCATCACCCAAGTTCTTCAGTAAACCTAATGACTCCATGTACATTTTCTCATAGTAGGCAACCATATCTTGTTCGCCTTTCTGAAAGATTACAGCTTCCCGCAATGAGCCATATAACAACGCTGATTCAAAGTTATCCCCAACCCATGAGGTACTTGCAGTGACAATTGACTCTGGGTAGTAGAAGTAGTGAAACTCAACGCTGTATGCGGCATCTGGTGTCGGTCCAAGAATAATGGTTAACTCAGTTGGTGAGCTACTGTTAGGACCAAAAATAGCGTAGTACTTTGGAATGCCTGTATCTGTAGGCTGCGTATAGGCTTGGCGAATAAAGTTAACGTCTTTGTTTAACAAGTACTCGTATTCTCCAGCAGCGTTAATAACTGCTAATGAAAACACAGACAGAAAATCGCCCGGTGTAGACAAATACTTGTTGTTGATGGTTAACGTACCTGTTACGTTTTTGCGTAACGACGGTAGATCAACGGTGTTATAAATACGCTCTTCAGCAAGCTGCACAAAATTGGGTATCTGCGAAACAAAAGTTGCTTCGCTTGTTTCAGTGTATTCCTCAATCGCAGTGACAAGTTGAGCGTAATTCATAGTTAGCACATAGGTCCACGAGCCATACGACCCTTGGTTGCACAGCCGTTGCCACGAGTCTCAATGCCAGTAGTTTTGACATCATCACGGGCTGGGTTACCTGCGCTTACACGTTTTGCACCCGAACGAGGACCTGATTGTTCAGCCGACAGACAGTTCGGGTCTTGCATGTTTTCTGATAGCTTCAAGGGCTTGCCATCCATCGTGTGCGGCTTGGCATAAATACCAGCATCACCAACCTCTTTGCCCATCATTTTTGCGCTAAATTTAGCCATGATTACCCCTGATTAGCAACACGGGCTAAGTTGCGACCCATTGATTTCATTGACTCAGACGAAACACCAGCAACTTTTTTGCCGCCTTTCATGCCTAAAACTTTAGCGCCATTGTCGCCAAGGTTTTTGCCTTCGGTCTTGCCTTTTTTTGCTATGCCATCAGCAACACGTTTATAAGCCATTTTAAGCTCCTAAGTAACCGTTATTGTAACCGTACCAATCTGACAATCAACTACTAAATCGTTTGGTGTTAGACCATCATCCATTGCGCCACCAACTGGGTTCCAGCCCCACTGAAATATTCTGCTACCGCCTTCAGGAACACCATAGTCATAAATGTTTGTTGTGCCTGTTAACCCAACCTGTAAACCGCTATTGCCTGATACTTGGTAGCTAACATCTGGTCTTGGTTCATACACAGCTTGTGGGTCATTAACCGGATACATGCCTAATTGCAACTGAGGCTGATCGGGGTCCCAACAGCTAGGACAAACTTTAACGTTATATATCTGAGTTTTTACAACTAATTTCTTTAACTCTTTTAACTTATACCGCTGACCGCAACGATCACATTCTGCAATACTATGTTTACCACTAGCGTATTTAGAGGGCATGACTCACCTCAATAAAACATATTGCGTGGAACAAATCGTATTGATGCTTTCTCTCTGTCTTCGTCTGCGGCTAACTGAAACTGTTGTTCATAATCTATCTTTAACCCACCAACACGATTCATATCCATGTTTGGCAGTTTTAAGCTCAAATAATAAGCAAGCCCTGCAACAAGGCACGGGATAAACCGGAAAGGAATGTCCTGCGTGTTTACACCGCCACCACCGTCTTGCAACCTACGCATACGCCAATATACAAACGTATACTGATTGCCCGGAGCATTGGGGGTGGGCCAAACGTTTACGTTAGGTAAAAATATTTGATACACAGATGTTGTAGTGGTATGCGTGGCAGCAGTGGTGTTGTTCTGCCCACGGAAACAATTTAATAACTGGTTTCCACTCACGTTTTGATAAAGAATAACTTCGTTATCAACTTTAATATAGCCCTGAGATGGCAAGCTAACCGTTGATACAACGTCAATTGTAGTGGCTGTAGCTGTAATTGCACCGTTTAAAGTTGTAGATGCAACAGCATTTGTGTTACCCGACTGACGGTTAATCCACACCTGAATAGGACGACCCTGCGCGTTCTTTGTGGGGATCGTGGCATATGTTGATTCAGATATGCGTGTGATATTGATATCAACTTGTGTTGACCCTGAGCCAGTACGAATTACCTGATCCAGCAAATCTATTGTGTCTGTTGGTATTGGGTATGCAATCTGCCCTGTAACAAGCGGAAATGATGCCTGCTCAATTGTCCACAGGTTAATGCCACGGTTTGCCCATTCAATTGTCAGGATGTTTAAACTGCGTCTAGCTGTGCGTAAATCATAGCCCGTACGCAATTCTTGCCCGCATCGCTCAAAGGCTTCTTCAACAAGCTCTGAGAGATCAAGATTAAATGCGTTTAAACCACTAGTAGCCATTATCTAAACCCTGATGTCTTCTTAGCAATGCGTTTTGGTTGAGCTACAAACTGCTTACCTGCCGCCTTACCCGTGCGTTTTGCTTTAGTTGTGGCTGCGTACTCCGCAGGGCTAAGAGACTCAATAGCTTTCTTAGGCAAATACCGTTCACCTGTTTCTGACGACTTTTTGCCTGACTTGGTTGTCCATTTCTGGTCACCCCAATTTTTTAAAGACTGTTGCGGTTTTGCTAGACTACTCATTTGTAAGAACCACCTGCTGCTTTGTACCGTTTAGCCATCAATTGTGCTTTTCTGGCTGACCATTGCCCTGCGCCTGTACCCTGAACCGCCGCAGCTTTGATGCTATTAAAAATACGCTTACGCAAATCGGGCTTGGTGTAATTACCAGCTTCATTTACTTTAGACTTTACCTTGCCGCCTTCAGCATATTCAGTGAAGTCGGTATCATCGCGGCGTTCTTTACGCTTGCCTGTAGGCATCTTAGAAGGGTTAATTGCACCCATACCGCGAGAAGCTCTCATACCATACGACCTTTGGTTTTGCCTTTGGTGCAACAGCCATCAGCACGTTTTGATGCCGATCCGCCTTTAGCCATTTTTACAGAGCCACCTTTTTTGTAACCAGCGTCATTGTAAGCCTCGCCTTCTCTTGCTTTTTCAGACACAGAATTACGCAACGTTGTAGCAGATTTTTGCTGGTCACGAGCAGCTTTAGTCATGGTTGGCATAAGTCGAGTAATAGGACTTTTTTCCTCATTGATGCCCTCGACCATCATTGCACGAGACTTATCAAGCTTTGCTTTTTCTGAAGAAGTAGGACTACGGTATGTTCTTTCATCCATGATTATTCCTTAGCAAGCTTTGCCGCCGCGCTTCATAGTAACCATTGCGCCCTTGGTTTTACCCTTAGACTCAATGCCGCCACCCTTTGCCATCTTAGTCATGCCGCCTTTATTCATCATTGGAGCTTCAGCAGCCATTGGGCGTTTAGCCATAGCACGACCCATCATATCAGGAGAAGGAGCAGACATAGCGCGACCAGCTTTACCCATCATTCCGGGAGGCATACCACCTTTTTTGGCAGCAAAAGCCGGGATTTTTTTACCGTCTTTCATAACCATTGGCATACCGCCTTTTTTTAAAGCACCCATGTCGGTCTTCTTGCCACCATGCATCTGTTTGTCGTGCATACCTACGGCTTTCTTGACCATAGCTTTGTCTTGTTTCATGTCTTTCATAGCACCACCCTTGTTAAATAGGCTCATGGAGCCATGATCAGTTTTTGGTTTGTTAATACCTTGTAAATCAGGTCTAGCACGGGAAGCTTTTACTTTATCTGCTGCTACAAAATCTTCGCCTACTGACTGCGGCACATCAGCTTTCTTTGCAAACTTTGGATTGTTTGCAACTGCTGCCATAAAATTGTGTTGTTTTTTTGATGTAGAGGGCATTAACATTTCCACCGTTTAAGACTTGCTGCCTTGCGTGTTGGTCTGCCTTTCTCATCTTTCATCGGTCCGGGCATACCGCTCATCCTTGCACAAAACGACTTCTTGCGTGGACCACCTTCGGGCTGTGGAGCCTTCAAGTTTGACCCAGTTGCTGCGTTGTACTTGGCACGACCTTTGGCAGTCAGTCCAGCCCCCTTGGAGA